TGTCCTCGATGCTCGCGCCCGACACCGCATAGTAATCAATAACGTGGATTTCATTCCGGGCCACCTGGTACCACCAAATTGCCGTGTCGTCCCGAAAGCCCAAGTCCCAAGCCGTATATGTCGGCAACGCCGGATCATAAGGCACGGCGCTGATGCGGCCCTGGTCTGCCGCCTCGCGCATCTCGACACCATAAAACGCGCCGAGGATTGCCGCCTCGAAGCTGCACTCGTATTCCTGCATATACTGGTCAGGCGTAATCTGAGACTTGACCGCATCAAGCTCGCTTTGCGGCAAAATCCCACTGTCCGTCGCCGTCAGCCTCAGAAGGAACCATTCTTTCGGATTCTGTTTAGCAGTCTGGTAAATATCCCAAAATTGATTTTTACCTTTGGGAGTACCGCCAAAAACGGCCCAACCCTGCTTGTCAGAAAGCGTAGGACGAATGACGTGACCCCATACAGAAGGTCGAAAATCGCCATACTCGTCCATAAAAATACCGTCAAAACCCAAACCACGCATAGCATCGGCATTATCAGCGCCAAACAGACGAATGCGGGCACCGGAGATGAGATCAATCTGGAGTTCGGCTTCATTTGCGGCCTGTGTAATGGGCTTGCTAAAGCGTTTCAGATAATCCCAGGCAACGCTCTTGGCCTGACTGCGGAACGGGGCTATGTACGCAAAAAGCGGGTTGGGCGTCTTGCAAGTAACCGCCGCCCGTATGATGTCGTTGACCGCCGAAACCGTCTTGCCAGCCCGACGATGCGCCACAAGGCAAGCCCACCGCTGCGTGCGGTTGTGGAATGGCATGAACGCATCGCGAGGCGAATACTCAATCTTTACTTCTTTTCTTGCCACGAAATCACGAGTTCCACAGGGCCTTCATCCGGGCCAGTTACTTCATTTCGCGCCAGCTTGGGCACATGGTATTCAATCAGGTCGGAAAAGCAGTTGAACGCCGCCCGTGGGCCGTCCTGCTCGTAAACTTCCTCCAGCCAGTCGTTTAGACGGCTAGCATTGCCATCAATGAAGCTCGCAATCATCTCGCGGGCCTTCATCGTGGACTTGTCCTTTGAGCCTTTAGGGCGACCCTTGCCACGGCTGGCTGTGTTGCCCTTGGTAAATTGATTGGCTTTAGCCATTTTTGCCCAGATTTAGGTGAATCCTTGAGGATTATGGGCAAATTTGGCCGCTGGGTCAATCTGTAGGGGTAGCGCAAGGCTTTGTTTTGGGATTTCCCGGCAAATTTTGTGCGTGAAGGGCAAGGTCGGCCAGGGCGATCCCATTTGTGGGGGGGGCCTATATCTACATCGACCCCACCCCGTCGAAGAATGTTTTGGATTGGGCCTCGATGTTGCCCCTGTAAGCAGCTGTACAACCCCGGCCATGGGATGAGCGCCGCCTTGCTCCACGCCTAGCCGGTGGCGGGGCATGGGATGATCGCGGCCTTGCCCTATGCCGGGCGGGAGGCAGGGCCTGGGGCCAGATGGCCCATGCCTGGGGCCATGCCTTGCCCTACGCCAGCCATTTCGCCGACGCCGACGCCGACAGCGATCCGACACGCCCCCCCCTTCTAGGGGGGGGGCTGTGTCTGTCGGGATTCCTCTGGCCGATTTATCCCGACAAATCCCGACAAAGCCCGACGTTTACTCAAAAAGCCATGTCGGCGGCTGTTTTGTTCGCCGACGCAGCATTTTGTCGGCGGGCATTTTGCGATAATTCGCACAACCCATTGAACCCGCTGGGATTAATCCATTTCGGCCATTTTGCATGACAGATTGCCGCAGGTAACCCCGTCTTTTGGCGTGCGCGGGCACGCTCCTGGCCCTTTCGCGATAATCTAATGTGGTAACCCGCTACCCCATGCGACGCCCTGCCGCATGATTTTCCGCCATTCCTTGGCAATCAATGGTATTGCGTCACGCGCAACGCTATGGCATATAGATGGGGCCAAGCAATCAACAAGGAACCGCCAAATGTCAAACACCTATAACGTCGAATACACAGACACTTTTTCAGGCGAAGCGAACTACAGCTGGGTGCGCCGCGCCACTGTCACCATGCCGGAATTGACCCATTACGGCTATGACGGCGGCACTAATTACTGCAAGGCAAACAAGATAGCAGACCGCGAGCTAATGCGCCGCGCTAAGGCGGCCATGGGGCTTACCGGCGTGCGCGGCGTACGGGAAGATATGGGCGACACCATCGCTTTCCGCCCGTACGGCTCTTGCACCGTCATGTTCGTGTCGTTTGCCGCCTAACCCCCAACCCAAAGGAACCGCCATGACCTACGCCACAGAATTTCCCGCCTTCGTCACAGCCGCCATGCCCGCCTTGCCCGACGGTTGGGTTGATGTGTCTTGGCATAACGATTTGATGCCGCATTTCATCAACCCTGATCTAGACTTAGGCCTTTGGATAGATCATTCCGATCCGGCCCTTGCTGCATGGCCCGGCCAAGGCCGGTTTGGCTTGCACAAGATAGACGCAGAAGGGCAATGGGACGGGTATGACGGCATAATTGATACGAATGATTTTAATGCCGTATTGCATTGCATCGCGGACGCGCAGGACGAACTGGCCGCACAGACCCGCTGCGTTACCCACACAGACACAGGCCGGGGCGTTTGCGCTGACTGTGGGGCGTTCCTGTGAAGGCCCTAGTTCAACACCCCGACTATAACGGTCATGGCCCATCATACTTTGTCATGCGGAAAAACGATCCCCGCTATGGGCGGGAATACAGCCATATTGCGGACGGAAAGCATACCAAAGGCTTGTTTAAGGCCGAGGATGGCCGGGCTTGGCGCGTCTTTTCCGATTGGAGCGCGGCCCCATGCGAGTCCTGATAGCCTGCGAGTACTCCGGCACGGTCCGCCGCGCTTTTGCCGCTTTGGGACATGACGCATGGTCTTGCGACCTACTCCCGGCTGATGACCGATCACCCAATCACATACAAGGCGATGTCTTGCCAATAGCAGGGCAGGGCGGATGGGATTTGATGATAGCACACCCGCCTTGCACATATCTTGCGGTAAGCGGGTTGCACTGGAACAAGCGCACCCTTGGCCGTGCGGCAAAGACGGAAGCTGCGTTAGACTTTGTGCGCCAGTTATTAGCTGCGCCTATTCCTAAGATAGCCTTGGAAAATCCGGTGTCCTGCATTTCCAGCAGGATCAGGAAGCCTGACCAGATAATTCAGCCTTGGCACTTTGGCGATGATGCCAGCAAGAAAACGTGCCTATGGCTTAAAAACCTGGAGCAGTTGGTTTCTGTTAACACTTTGCCCGGAAACAATAAAACCCGCCGGGCAAACCAAACGGCAAGCGGTCAAAACAAATTAGGCCCATCGCCTGACCGCTGGAAGCTGCGCTCTACAACATACCCCGGAATAGCCGCCGCGATGGCTGACCAGTGGGGTGTTGACCGCCCGTTTAATCTTGTGCCATAAACAACAAGCCAAGCCAAACAAAGGACCAAACACAATGCAAACCATCATCACTCGCTATTATGGCGCAACAAATACCAAGCCCGCCTGTATCCGCGCTTGGACAAGCGGCAATCCCAAAAAGCGCTACACGTTCAGCCGGGAATTATACGACAGCCGCACCGCCGCGTATGAATTGGCCGGACGCCTAGACTGGCCCGGCGTTTGGTTTGGCGGGAGCCTTGGCAATGACATGGATGTCTTTGTCAATTCCCAAGGTCGCGGCATGAATGAAGCCGAGACTTTTACCGTCTATTCAACCGAACGCTAGGAGCAAAACCAGCCATGACCCGCAAGCCAACGCCCCCGAAAGGCTGGCATGTATTTACGGCTGGCCCGTGTAAGTATGGTGTAAAGGTGGACGGCGTTCCCGTCCTGTATGTGAATGACAAGATGATAGCCAAAGCCAAGGGCGAAACTATCAGGCACCGGGACGCGCTTTTGCGGGACTTTGCCACATCACTAAGCGCCCATCAGGCCATGCGCAAAGCAATATTTACGCTCTACCCCAAGCTTTCGGCTGATAAGCAAGCCGCCAAGCGATACAGCAAGGAACTTGGCTTGATGCTTAAGGCCATGAATAAATCAGTTTAGACTAGCCTGAAACCGCGCTCCCCATATTGCCACCATGAAAGGAACCGCCATGCCCTACATCCCCCCGCCCCGCCCCACTCCCCGCTGGCGTCATGCCGCCAAGGCCGCCCTTGGAACCGCCCTGTTGGCCCTATTGCTTGGCGCGGCTGGCGTTGCCGCTGTGCTGCTTGCCGCCCTGGTAGGTGCGCTGTGACCTGGTATTTCGCAACCTGGGACGAAACAGGCGATAGCCAGCGCTTTTCCAGCATTGACGCAATCGTGCGGCACATCATGGACTATGATTTGCCCATCGTTCAGGCAACATTCATCGCGGTCAAGCCAAACGGGGAATGGCGCGATTGCGGCTTGCTAGTCGATGCCGCGCTTGAAGAGGAGCGGCTGGCGGCGGCCTATGACCGCGACCATGCCGAATGGGCTTCGAGCGCCCAAAAAACGGGGCGGTGATGGACAAGCTAAAACCCGTCCCCCATGCCACCCGCTGCCGGTGCGGTAATATGTTACCACACGGCGCAACGGCTCGCTATGACAAGGCTGAGCGCCTGTACTACGATTGCCACATATGCCGCCCACGGCCTGCCCCCCGCGACCCTGACCCCCGCGACCCTGACCCCACGCGCCGGGGCAAGTTCCAGCTTCACAATTGTCACGCTTGCGACCATGGCCGCTTGCCGTGCCGCCAGGGTGATGCCACGAATTGCGACAACCTAATAGCGAGGAACGACTAATGCTGCATGAGACAAGCGCCCGCGAGGCATTGGCCGAAATGCGCCAGGGCCGTACTGAAGCCGAATATTTGGCCCTAGTCTGGGCCTCTCGCTACCCGCACCCCATGCCCGCATCATCGCCGGATTGGCCTTACGCGCCAAGCGCGGGTGTTGAGCAACCTAGCAAGCTGCGTCAAGTGAAATAATGGAAGTTAACCTTAGCTGGTACGAGATGCTGCACGGCGCACACGTTGGCGCACTGCGGCTGGTGCAAGTCATAGACGAGAACAGGCAACCCACGCACGGCCAGCAGGGCTATAACTGGCACAATGCTATTGAAGGGACTATGGCCGAACTGGCCGTTGCCAAGGGGCTAGATTTGTACTGGGCTGGGATTGTGGGCGACTTTAAAGCGCCCGATGTTGGCCCGCTCCAGGTGCGCTATACAGACCGCCCGACTGGCCACCTGTTGCTGCATAAGAGCGACAACGATGCCGACCTTTGCGTATTTGTAATAGGTAGCTTTGGCAAGTATCGGCTGGTCGGCTGGTGCCAGATAGGGGCGGTTAAACGCCCTGAGTTTTGGAAAGACCCGACAGGCTCGCGGCCTTGTTATTTTGTGCCGCAAAGCGCCTTAAACCCAATGGAAGAATTGACAAAGGACAAATACTTATGAAAGCCGCCGATTTCCTATCTCAAGTCAGCTTGATCGTCCGCGAGCGCGGCGAAGTGTACGGCGACCCACGGGCGAACCTGGGCGACACGGCGGCCCGCTGGAGCGCCACGTTAGGCCACAAGGTCACGCCCGCCCAGGTCTGCCTTTGCATGGTGGATTTGAAAATGAGCCGCTTGAAAGCCAGCCCAACGCACTTGGACAGCTTGCAGGACATATGCGGTTATGTTGCCCTGCTGTCTGAAATCATTACCGACTAAACGCACCCGCCCTTTCCCTTGGGGGCGGTGTGCGGCTCCCCCGGTTTGGCTTGGCGGTTGACCGGGGGGGCACCTATTTAATCAGCAATAACCCAAATTCCCCTACCGGCTTCTCTAATCTTTTGGGCGTCGCGCAATATTTTGGTCGCTCTCAGGATGCTTGTTCCTGCGGTTTGCGCTGTACAAGTAAAGGCTTCCATAGCCTTAACCCGCAATTCAGCGTCAGTTACACGCTGGCCGGTTGCCAAAACGCTCATTATCAGGGATTCGTACTTGCTGCCTTTGTTGTTTTGCCTGATGGCCGCAACGGCGTCGTGGAAATTAGCAACAAGGCTTGTTATTTCGTCGCCTTCGTCGTCTTGGCCGAGAACGTGCCGGTCTAAATCAAAATACATTCCCTTAACTAAATCGCCGTCTTTCTGCTTTGTGACATCGACACGGGCGTTCATTCCTTCGGGGTCGCTACGATAGCAGCCCAGCAGGAAATCCACGTTAGCCGTGATGGCAGACGACCCACGGGGCCGTTCTGTGGCGCTATGGCCTGTGTGATGGATAACTAGAACCGTACAGTTAAACGCAGCCCGCAATTCGCTGTTAAGCATCCGTAAGTATGTTGCAATGTCGCTGGAACTGTTTTCGTCCCCCGCAAAAGTCTGGCTCAAAGTGTCGATAATGATAAGCACAGGTATTTCAGGTAGTGCGGCTATGGAAGCCCGCAATGCGCCGATTTCTTCCTTGCTAGAAAGCAACAGCGGGGTGCGGCAATAGTAAAGGTTCTCAGGCACATCAACGCCCCGGTGCCAGGCATCAACGCGCCTAGACACGCCAGCCCCGCCTTCTGCGGCGACATAGTAAACCGCGCCTTTGGCCGTCTTGCGCTTAGTCCATTCTTGGCCGTGCAGAACTGATAAAGCTAAGTCGATAGCTATGAACGATTTAAACGTGCCTGATGCTCCGAAAAGCATTCCCATAGCGTCTTGCGGGATGACGTTTTTAACCAGCCATTTTATGTTCTTTGTGGCTTCCTTAACTTGGCTATGAGTTTCTGTCAGGTTTGTCGATTTGACAGGTTCCGGCTCTTTGGGCTGATACTTTTCAGCCCCCTGCACCATGCGGACCAAATCAGACCCAAAACGCTCGCGCCAGCGGTCCAGCTCTGGGCCTTCTTCCGGCTTAGACGCCAGCATGACCGAGCGCAGCAAATTGACCGTAGCCCCCGGCTTAAGGCCGCTGGCGACCAAGCTGGCCGACAGCTTCATAAGCGGGTCGTGGTATGACCGCGCTTCTAGGTTAGGGTTGATGATGGCCTTAAACAGATCGACGGCATCGCCTGTTCCTTCAGGCTTTGGCTTGGGGGCGGCTATGCCTCTCTTGATAGCGTCAAGGTCCAGGCCGAATGTCGCGACAGCATCTGCGAGCGTATAAACTTCGTCCAGCTTGCTAAAAAGCAGCCTAGTCGTAAACAGTCCGTCTTCACGCTTTTTGGTATTGGTCCCGACTGGCAGACGGGCATAGCGGATAGGGTTGTTGCCGCTGCTATCGGCTTTGATGTAACCGCTGGCCCCCATTGCCTGAAGCACGGCGTCAATAACCAGAAGGTCTTTTGTGTCGGGGTCTGTAGGATCGAGCAGAACGCCAACCTGGTAATTGCCTCTGGATGTCTCCAAGGCGTAGGAATAGCCGCCGACCAGATCGTTAAGCGCAGCGGCAGACAAGTCATCTGCTAGCAGGACGGCCAGACGGGTAAAGAACTCTTTGGCGCGGCGCTTATTGCCTCCGCGAGCGTTCATCACGCCGACAGAATAGTAATTGTTATCTTCGCCGCGCTTGTTGATTACAATTTTTTGGCTTTCCGTGCCTGACCACGAAGACCCAGACCAAACGCTTGG